TGAAGTATTAGAATTTATTAGCGACCAAACTGAAAAACAATGGATACCTGTTTCACCTTTTGATACAATCATATATAATAAAAATAGTCCTTATAGTGTTTTAGAACAAGATGGTAATGTACATGATTATATAAGATTGTTAATGTATAGATTGATTACTATCAATTCTTTTACAAATAGTAATTTAAGTGAAAGTGAGTTAAAATCTTTCGCTAATATTGAAGCTAATAACATCTACAATTCAATTAAAAATGGTGTAATTAAAAATACTATAGGTAGTTTAACCTTAACAGGTGTAAATGAATTACTTACTGGTATCAATGGTGAAGTAGGTTTAAATAATTATTCATTAGATAAAAATAAAATATTAAAACTTAACGGTGATAAATATGAGTATGTTTATACACCAGACACCTATATTTCTAGTGGTAAGAAGTATTATGATTTAGATAGAGAAAATATTTTAATTAATTCAAATAGTAAGGATGAGTATAATGGTAATGTTTTTACCAATACAACTAGGGAGGAGAGAATTTCTTTAAGAAATGAAGGTTCTCTATTGTTTTTAAGTGATTTTTCTTATGATAATAGTGTTGCGTGTGTTAATGGTGTTGTTGATAATACTGATAACGGTGCTACGTTTATAGATATAATCGATACTAATCTTTTCAACACTATATCACCATCATTACCAGAATATTCTTTAAGTGATGTTGATAGTAATTCTAGTGATTTAAGTATAACGAATTATGAATCCGAATCAACGGTTTCTGGTGGTTTATTTGCTGGTAAATTTGGTATCAACCAATTTGATAAAATTAATAGAAAAGTGGGTAGTTCAACAATTACAACTAATTCGTTTGCATCAACAATCACTAATTTTAGTGATGTACCATTTTTCTCCTATTCTAAAGATGTTAAAACACTTAAAACTGAACAAAAGAATAACGCTTATTTCTTTGTAGGTGATACTGGTATTATAAAATCGGTTAATACTGATTTAACTAAATTAACTGTTTATAAAAGTCTTCCAGATAACTATCAACAATTCGCTGGTGATAATAATCCAAAAGTTAAATCAATTAAAACTTATAATGCATTATCGATTGATGATTTAAGTAATAGATTATTGGAAAGAAAGTATGATGATATTCATATACCATTCGTTGGCTTTTCTGTAGATGGGGGGGAAACTAATGGATATAGTAATTATTCATTATTTGGTAGTGATATATACTATAATCAAGATGATTTTGGTAAGGCTTTATTATTTTTAGGTTGTACCCCATTAACTAGAGGTGTAATGGGTGAGTCTAATGAGTTTGAAATTATAAGATTCTTTGATACCAAAACATTGGCATTATTCAATGATAGAGGTGGTTTTATTGAGCTACCATATGCTTGGATATTAAGTTTAGGTTCACTAATTTATAGAATGGAAGAGGGTAAAAATTTAAAATTCACATCAACTATTGGTAATATCAAATATCATCTAGTTCCAGAAAAAGAATTTGATGATGATAACTCAAATACTGACCAACATATATTCATTACCAATCAAGTTTTTTCATTTGGTGGGAATAAGATAGATTCTAATATACTTACATCAGTTACCAGCGAAAAATTAGATAAAGTAATTAGATTCTTACCAAAACAAATCAAAGATAAATTCAAGTTAGAATTTACTAATTGGGTTGAGGGTGGTTTCCAAGATATTAAAAATGAATTTGAGATATTCAAACCAAATACAACTACTGAAGCTAGATATGATTTCTGGGTTAGATTAAATCAAGGTTTAAATTCAGACCTTAATGTTATTTTACGTGATTCAGTGTTGAGTGATAATTTTTTACGAAATTATGATATGATTATTAGTGATTATCCTTTCTCGAAAGATTTATTAGGTGATGGACCTGGCGGTGGTATTAAATTCCCAAGTAGTGTTAGTGAAGCTAAAGAAGCTTTTAATGATGAATTCTCACCTTTTAATTTCTTTTTAAGTAATAAAGAGGGTAGTAGTGGTGTTAGTAAGTTAAAGGATTTTATGTTTAGTAGTAAAATTGTTGTTAATGCAACCCCTCATGTGTGGAAAAATTATACTGAGTTAGACGAAAAAGGTTTAGTTATTAGTAAGAATAGTTATGAAACTTTTTTTAAGAATTTTATTAGTAAATTTAGTGAATTAAATAAGGATAAAAGTAAAAATATTGAAAAGGAGAATGAAGTTAAAGAACAATTATTCAATTCAATTGATAATGATGATATTAAACTCAACATTTATAAAAAATTAAAATTAATTTACGATAAATGGGTTTGTGGTACTGAAGTTACATATGAAGATATTGGTGATGAGTTATTTAAAAGTTTTAAATTTATAGATAGAGGTTATAACGACATTACTGACACGTTCTTAATCAACCCAGTTGTTATGAATGAATATTTAATTGGTAATTACAATCAAAGTATGTATTCATACATTGGTAAGGTATTACCAGATAATAATATAGATTTTTTCGCATTACCATCGTATGTTAATTATGATAGTCCTAGTGAATTAGCTAAGGTATTTACACCATTTGATTATAATCACACACCGAAAGTTGTTGGTCCGTCATTTATCTGTATGTATATTGGTGAAAGGTCAAGTCAATTAAATTTAACTGATGATGATGGTTCATTTATGAGTGATTCATTTAATATAAATATGAATGGTAGTGAGGTTGATATTAGTGAAGTTCCAGCTGACATGGTTACCAAAGGTGATAATAAATTACCTGTATTCATGGTTAATTATGGTGATGAAAACCAAAGCGTTTTTAATGATATCCAATTGGACCAATCAGAATTTACTGCTACTGATGAATACTTAACAACTGTTGATGAATTAACTAATACTCGTGGTATTGGTCAAAATCTTTTTGATATATACAACACTAGAGCTTATACAGCTAATATTGAGATGTTAGGTAATGCTATGATACAACCACTTATGTATTTCCAATTAAATGGAATACCTATTTTTAGAGGTATGTATAATATCATCAAGGTTAAACATGAGATAAAACCTAATTCAATGAAAACTAATTTCACTGGTGTTAGAGCTCGTAAAACGAAAAGTAAGTTAGTTGATAAATCTACTATATTTTTAAATATATTAGGTTCTATAACTGATATAGTTACTGATGGGGTTACACTAGATGATAAACCAAGAAAAGGTGGTAGTGTTGATGGTAAATATATTATTCATAATCTTGACCAACCTTTAGGTTTAAAATGTCAAGATGGTGCGAATAGTAAAGAAGCTTATTGTCTATTCCCAGTGAAAGAATTTTTAACTGAATTAGGTAGACGCTGGTATCAAGAAATGCATATTCCGAACCCAGATAAATTCCCAAACCATTTGTTATATAATGATTTATCGTTATATAATGGTGGTAATATTGAAGGTCATGCTTCACATGAGAATGGTATTGATGTTGATTTCAGACCATTAGGTTTAAACCCTAGTGATTATAATGGTGTGATATCTGTAAATTCAACTAATTATTCATCTGGGAATAATTTAGAGTTATTTAATTTCATTAAAAAGGTGAATGATGATAAAAAATGGACTCCTTGGAAAAAAACTAATGGGGATAGGTCTCCAATTGAGGTTATTTTCTTTAATGACCAGTTGGTTATAGATGCTTTTAAGAATGATAATAGTTTTAAAGTTAAAAAAGAATCTAACCATGATAACCATTTCCATATTAGGTTTAACATCCCAGATAAATATTTAACTAATTCTGGTAGTGAGGATGATTTACTTGATAAAGATTCTATCCCAACTGAATCTGGTTTACTAGGTATACAAGGTAACATTCCAAGTAATATTGACCTTTATTTAGGTAAAATTTAAAAAAAAAAGAAAATGACTAATAAAGAAAAAGCTATTTTAGATATGATAGCATATGCTGAGGGTACACTAGGTGTTTCACAAAATGGGTATGATATTGCGTTTGACCATCGAATAATTGTTGGTTGGATACCAGAGACTACAATGAAACACGGTGGTTTATTATGGAAGGAACAATTAAGAGGTGAGGGTAAAAGATTATCTACTGTGGGAGGTAGATATCAATTCAAACAGGAAACGTGGGTTGAGGTTGTAGGTGATATCCCATTTAATAAAAATAATCAAGATATTGGTGCTTTGAAATTACTTAATAGTGTTATAAAAATGACTATTAGAGAAAAAAAAAGCGTTAATATAGAAACGATGAGTAATAAAAATGAGTTTATTATATTATTAAATAAAATTGCATCAACTTGGGCTTCAATACCTTATGAGTATAATGGTTTTAAATCTTATTATAAATACACTGATGATAAAGGTGAAAAAGTTCCACAACCTAGTAAATCCGTTGATGAATTATATACTATTTATAATAAGGCTTTAGATTTATATGGAGGGTAATTAGATAATTTTTAGTATATTTGTAAAATGATAGGAAATATAGTAAGTGATGTGGAAATAGATATTGGTTGTGAATTTAACTACTCTAAGAATTTAGATGGGTTAGATTTACAGCTACCTACATTGGTTATTGGTTTTGATTTGGCGAAAGAATTGTTAGGTGAAACAGATGTCCTAAAGCGTTCAATTAACGATAAATTATTCTGGACATTCACAAAAAAAGAATATCGAAAATTATTTAATAACGATTTTGAGGATTTTCAACAATTTTGTTACACCAATTCAATTAGTAAAATAAACTATGTTTATATTGATTTTATTCAAATGGCACCGAGTACTCTAATTAAAATATATCGTAAGATAAATTCACTAAATAACTTATATTCATACGAATATGATAATAAGATAGTTTATATTTATTCAGATAATTTAATTTTTGGGGTTGATTTGGAATTATATGAGTTTGTTGGAGGTAACCTAGATAAGATAAAAAATAAAATAAAAGAAAAAAGTTTGGTCTTTTTAAGTGGTAACGAGGTATATATAGAGTATACGAATTATATGGAACGGTTGAATCATGAAGCTAAGTACATACCATACCTAGAACACTTAAAAGAAAATGAATAAAACACTATTATTAGCATCTTTTGTTTTTTTAGATACATTAGAATCTAGAAAAGAACATTTGAAGGAAAACTTTAACATCGATGAAAAGAACATTTTCATCTATGAAATTGAGGGTGAGAAAGAAAAATTTCTTTTTACCTTTAAAATCATTGTTGAAAATGGTGAGAGATTAGATATAAAAAAACATTTTAAAAATACAATTCTTATTCATAAAAAATCATCTACATTATACACTATCAATGCGTTAAATGAGATTATTATCAGTGAACATAGTTTAAACCCTTTATTAAAACACAATTTTAAGGATTATAAAATATCATGGGAAAACCATAAAGATAAATTATTAATGATTAATAATAATAATTTAGTATCATTAACATTAAATCGAATTTTTCCTTAATTCTGTATATTTATTATTAAATAACGAATTACAAAAAAAAATGTTATGTCAGATAAAAAATTAGAAAAAAACTTAGATAAATTTCTAGATTCAGATTCACTTGAAAAATGTGAAGGTGATGAATGTGTTATCAAGTCAGATAAAAGTATTGTTGAAAGAATAAATAAAAAAGTTGTTACTGAAGACGGTAGAGAATTATTAACTTAATATGAAAAAGGTAAAAGATTTATTAAGTGAGGAAATAAAAAGATTCCAACAAATATCAGAGTACGATTTCTACGTTCCAGAAAATTATCATGAGGATGATTTAATTATCGATGAGGATGATGAGGAAATGGGTGGTGATATGGGAGAACCAGAAGGTGATTCTGAAATGGGTCTTGATGGCGATGCAAGTGCTGAACCTGAAATGGATGCTGAACCAGAAGGTGATGTGGAAATGGGTATTGACCCAGAAGCAAGTGCTGAACCAGAAATGGGTGGTGATATGAGTGGTGAGGAAGAAGTTGAAATTGATATTACTCAATTAGTACAAGGTACTGAGGATGCTAAAATGATGGCTCAACAATCTAACCAAAAAATTGACACATTAACAGCTCAACTTAATGATATTACGAACAAGTTAACCAATATGGATTCGATATCAAATAAAATTGAGGGTTTAAGTGCTGAAATGGAGAAAAGATTACCTACTGACCAAGAAAAATTGGAAATGAGGTCTTTAGATTCTTATCCTTATAGTCAAAAACTTACTGATTATTGGTTTGATAAAGAGGGAGCTTACGATGTAATAGGTAATAAAGAAGAACAAAAACCTAAAGAGTATGTACTAACCAAAGATGATGTGGATAGTGGATATAATGACGGTTCAATAAAAAATACATTTAACTCAGACGATGATAACGAGTTTGAGGAGGAAGATATCTACTAACAAGTAGGAAAACATATACTAATATTAAAAAAACTGTCTTTGGCAGTTTTTTTTATCTTTTTTTTAATTTAACTTGCAAGTAGAGAGAAAAAATTAGTATATTTGTAGAAAGTTAAAATAAGAATAAAAAATTCTATTAAGGTAATACAAATTATTTACTTTTCCAAATTTTTAGTTATATTTTAACAAATAAATAAAATAAAATAAAATTATCATTATGAGTTCATTAGATGCTATATTAGCGCAGTACGAAAAAAACGAAAAACCATCAACTGGGAGAAAAGTTACAGATTTAAAAGATTACTTTACGACTTATTTACCTGATGGTCAAAATTCAAAAACTAAAACAATTAGAATCCTACCTATGGCTGATGGTTCATCACCATTCGTAGAAGTTTACGGTCATTCAATTCAAGTTGATGGAACATGGAGAAAATTTATGTGTCCAAAACACCAAAAAGATGAGGCTTGTCCATTCTGTGAAGCTAGAGAACTTTTATTAACTTCTGGTAAAGAAAGTGATAAAGAATTAGCTAAGAAGTACAACGCTAGAAAGATGTACATTGTAAAATTAATTGACAGAGAGTTCGAAGAAGAAGGACCTAAATTCTGGAGATTTAATCATGATTTTAGAAAAACTGGTGTTTTTGATAAAATCGTTGATTTACTTAAATCAGGTGTTGGTGACATCACTAACCCACAAACTGGTAGAGACTTATCAGTGAACATATCAAGAGACCAATTAAAGAAACCATTTGTTTCAACAATTATCCACAAAGATAGTTCACCTTTATCAACTAACGAAGAGTTAGCTAAAACTTTCTTAGAAGATACAAGAACATGGGAAGATATCTATTCTGTAAAATCTTATGATTATTTACATATCATAGTTACAGGTGGTATTCCAGTTTATGATAAGGAAAGTAAGAAATATGTTGATAAGAAAAGTATCAAAGAAGGTAACGACTTATCAGATGCGGATTATGGAAGTGAATTAACTATTTCACAAGCTACTATAGCTCCAAAACCTACAACTGAAAATGTTTCAAATGAATCTACGGATTCAGTAGACGATTTACCATTTTAAGGTAAATAATTTAATATAAATTAAGGTAAAACCGTTATGGTTTTGCCTTTTTTTATCTTAAAATTTTAAAAATAATATATAAGAAAAAGAAAAAAAAATGGCTAAAGCTCCAAAAAAAAGTAATATTATTAATAAAAGTGATTTCGATTTAGATTCATTTTTAGAATCAGAAAATTTAATAACAGAAACACAAGATAAAGAATTATCATGGGTACCATTATCTAAAGCATGGCATGATGCAATTAAATTACCAGGATTCCCAAGAGGGTTTGTTAGTCTTGTTAGAGGTTATTCAAATACAGGAAAATCAACAGCGTTTTATGAAGCTATTGTTGGTGCTCAAAAAATTGGTGATTTACCAATTGTAATTGAAACTGAAGGTAATTGGAATGTTGACCACGCTAAAAAAATTGGTGTTAAATTCAAAGAGGTAGTTGATGTGTTAACTGGTGAGGTAACTGAAAAACCAGATGGTTTTATCTTGATGAGAAGTAAGGATATTTATGAAAAATATAAATGTTACAATCACCAAGATAGTAAGATGATGAGTAAAGCTACTAGAGGTGAACCAGTTATTGAAGATGTGGCACTATTTATTAGTGAAATGATTCAAAAACAAGAAGATGGTTTAATCACTAAAAATATTGTTTTCTTATGGGATTCAATTGGTACTTTAAATTGTTATAAATCAGCTTGTTCTAATTCTAGTAATAATATGTGGAATGCTGGTGCTATGAATGCCTTCCAAGCTATTGTTAACTTCAAAATTCCAGCTAGTAGAAGTATTGATAGTCCATATATTAATACAATGATATGTGTTCAAAAAATATGGTTAGACAGTATGAATGGAACTGTTGTTAAACATAAAGGTGGTGAGTTCATGTTCTTTAATTCAAGAATAATTGTTCACGTTGGTGGTATTTTAACTCACGGAACTAAAAAATTAACTGCTAAAGCTTTAAACCAAGATTTCCAATATGGTACTGAGGCTAAAATTAGATGTGAGAAGAATCACGTAACTGGTATTGAAAGAAATGGTACCATTGCATCAACACCACATGGGTATGTTAACCCAGCTGAGTTGGATGAATATAAGAAAGAAAATAGACAATTCATACATGATGCTTTAAATGTTGATTATGATACAGTTATTGAGTATGTTAATGTTGAAGGTACGTTAGAGGGTGATGATATTAGAGAGTAGTATTAACTAAAAAAAAAAGTTATGAGAAGAGCACCTAGAAAGGGTAATCTTGAGAAAGAAATAAAAACATTGTTGATAGATGGTAATGCGTTATTCAAAACTGGTTATCATGGTGCTATTAACGAATATAACGACTCTGGAAGAACTATTGGGGGTATATACCAGTTCATAGTTATTATGAAAAAATTAATTGAAGAGAAGTATTATGATAGGGTTTTTGTTTTTTGGGATGGTAAATTCAGTGGGAAATTAAGATATGATATTTATTCTGATTACAAAGGTAATCGGAATAAGGATTATATAAATGGCACAATACCAGATGATAAGGACCAAATTTTACAACGTTTAATAGTACAAGAATACCTAGAAGAATTATTTATTCGACAATTAGAAGATGAAATAGTTGAAAGTGACGATTTTATTTCGTATTTTTGTAACACTAAGGGAAAAAATGAAAAAATAACCATTTGCACCAACGATAGAGATTTATGTCAATTGATAAATGAAGATATTACAATTTATTTATGTGACAAAAAAAGATACGTTACAATTGGTAATTATAATGAGTTTTTTAAACATCATTATACAAATTCAGCTTTAGTTAAAATTATAAGTGGTGATAATAGTGATAATATTAAAGGTATCAAAGGGGTTAAAGAACCTTCGCTTTTAAAATTCTTCCCATTCATCGCTGAAAGGAACTGCACCTTACTAGAAATCCTAGAAAACGCTAGTAGATTACAAGAAGAGAGGGTTAAAAACAAAAAGAAACCTCTAAAAGTTTTTGATAATCTAATTAATAGTGTTACCGATGGTATACAAGGTAAGGACATTTATAAAATTAATACTAATTTAGTTGATTTAACAACACCACAAATTACAATGAGTGGTATTGAAAAATTAGAAAACCTTAAGGATGGTGTTATCGACCCGAATAATAGAGGTATTAAAAATATTATTAATTTAATGAAGAGAGATGGGATAGATAAAAAGTTTTCTGATGTATCAGAATATTTAATTCCATTTAATAGATTGATTGAGAGAGAAAAAAAAATGTTTAACAAAAATTAAAGTTATGAAAAAAAGTGTTGAGAAACCATTGTTTGAGTTTTCGTTGTTTATTAATAATAACATCATATGTCAAAGAAGTTTTGATATTTATGGTTTCAATGAGGATTGTTTCGGTTCATATGAACTAAAGGAAATGATGAATGAAATTTCAGGGGTTAATAATGAACTAGGTAGACTAGGAATCATCCCTAAATTTTTAAAGCGTAAAAGCGATGATTATTTGTGGGAGAATTATGACCCACACAAACCACAAAAAGAGGGTGATATCTTCATCCAAGATATCAACGAAAGGGATGATAATTTCCAATTCGAGGTTAGATACGATGGTAGGTTAGTAGCCTCATCTAATTTTAGTGGAAATCTTTTCCCACCAAAAGTTAGATACCAAGTTAATATTAGAGAGATAATCTATGATATTATCGCTGAAATTAGAGAATATCTAACAAGGAAAGAATACACTTCAGTTGAAAGTGTGTATAAAATAACGTTATTAGATTAATAGTATTTTATGTCTAAAATAGATAAGAATAATTTAGGGTTTTTAGGTGAGGACTATCAGTTAAGGCTGATAGCTCAGCTAATAACTGATAAAAAATTCGCTAATGACATATTAGATATTGTGGATGTTAATTTTTTTGGGGATGAGTATTTAAAATTAATAGCTGTTGAAATTAAAAACGCATATAATCATCATCAAGTGATTCCAGATTTCGATAGTTTGGAATTTAGACTTAAAGAGAGGTTAAGTAATGTCCTACAAAGAGAATTTGCCATTGGTCAATTAAATAGAGTTAAAGATGTTAATTATAATGATAGTTATAAAGTTCAAGAGATAGCTATGAAATTTTGTAAACAACAAGCTTTAAAAAAATCAGTTGCTGAAATAAATGTAATATTAGATAGAGGTGATTATGAAGAATACGATGAGTGTGAAATTATATTAAAGAAAGCACTTTCAGTAGGGGATAACAAAGATTTTAGTATTGAATTGGATGATGATATTGATGGTGTTTTAGCTGATGATTTCAGAGACCCAATCCCAACAGGTATTAAAGGTTTTGATGAATATATGAATGGTGGTTTAGCTAAGACTGAATTAGGTATTATTTTAGCTCCATTTGGGGTTGGTAAAACAACTATGATTACAAAGATAGCTAATAGTGCTATGAATGAAGGTAAAAATGTGTTACAAATATTTTTTGAAGATAACCCAAAGGTAATCCAACGTAAACATTATTCTTGTGCTACTGGTATCGAATTAAATGATTTACCAAACCACAAACCATTTGTTAAAAATGTTATTAGGGAGAAATTAGAAAAAGGTGGTCATTTAAAACTATTAAAATTAAATAGTGATGGTATTACAATACCTAAAATTAGACAAGTAGTTAGAAAATTCATAGGAAATGGTTTTAGACCAGATATGATTTTAATTGATTATATTGATTGTGTTGAACCATCTAGAAAAGTAGATGATACTAATGTTGGTGAGGGTAGAGTAATGAGAGAGTTTGAAACCATGCTTAATGAATTTGATATGGCTGGATGGACAGCTGTTCAAGGTAATAGAAGTTCTATTAAATCAGAAGTCGTTGAATCGGACCAAATGGGTGGTTCAATAAAGAAAGCTCAGATTGGGCATTTTATAGTTTCTGTTGCTAGAAGTAATGAACAAAAAGATAGTGGACATGCTAATTTAGCTATCCTAAAATCTAGATTTGGTAGAGATGGTATTGTTTTAAATGATTGTATTTTTGATAACTCTAGAGTACAAATTGAGATTACTGAACAAGAGTCAAAAACATTTTTACAAAACTCAATAGATAAAAATGATAGAGATACTGATAGAGTTAGAATAGTTATGAATGCAAGTAAATTAATAAAAGAACCTTAAAATAAAATATATGAGTGAAATAAAAAAAGAGCCGATTTTAACGGAAAATCCAAATAGATTCGTTTTATTCCCAATTGAACATGATGATATATGGAAATTATATAAACAACAAGAAGCTAGTATTTGGACTGCTGAAGAAATTGATTTACAACAAGACTTAAAGGATTGGAATGATAAATTAAGTGATAATGAAAAACATTTTGTTAAACATATTTTAGCATTCTTTGCAGCCTCTGATGGAATTGTAAATGAAAATTTAGCTGAGAATTTTTTAAGTGAAGTCCAATACACAGAAGCTAAGTTTTTCTATGGATTTCAAATTATGATGGAGAACATACATAGTGAAACGTATTCACTATTAATTGATACTTACGTAAAAGATGAAGTTGAGAGAACTAAATTATTTAATGCAATAGAAACATTAAGTTGTGTTAAGAAGAAGGCTGATTGGGCCTTAAAATGGATTGAGTCAGATTCATTTGCAGAGCGTTTAATTGCTTTTGCAGTTGTAGAAGGAATTTTCTTCTCTGGAGCATTTTGTTCTATCTATTGGTTAAAGAAACGTGGTTTGATGCCAGGTTTAACTTTTTCTAATGAATTAATTTCTCGTGATGAGGGTATGCATACTGATTTTGCGGTACATTTACACAATCACCACGTTATAAATAAAGTTCCTAAAGAAAGGATTACTGAAATTGTTAGGGAGGCTGTTGAAATTGAAAAAGAATTTATCTTGGATGCGTTACCAGTTAAATTAATAGGTATGAATTCAGATATGATGTCACAATACATTGAATTTGTTAGTGATAGATTATTAGTTTCGTTGAATTGTGGTAAATTATATAACGTAAACAATCCATTTCCATTTATGGATATGATTAATTTACCTGGTAAAACTAACTTTTTTGAGAAAAGAGTTGGTGAATACCAAAAAGCTGGGGTTACTAATACAGATTCAAGTAAGACTATTAATTTTGGTGGTGATGATGATTTCTAAACCTAATTTAAAATAAATTATATGGTGGGGAGTATTTTTACTTACCCACCATTATAATTATAACTGTATAATAATAATATAAAAAAAATATAAATAATGAAAGTAGTAAAAAGAGATGGTGTTACCAAAGAAGATGTAAACTTCAATAAAATTAGCACTAGGATTAAAAAATTATGTTATGGTTTAGACACTAATTATGTTGACCATGATGAGGTTTCAAAAAAAGTTATAGATGGTCTTTATGACGGAGTTACAACAATTGAGTTAGATAGACTTGCGGCGGAAACTGCTGGGTCTTTAGTTTCTTATCACCCAGATTATTCTTTATTAGCGTCAAGAATTGAGATTACTTCGCTACATAAAAGTACTGATAAGTATTTCACTAAAACTATCGAAAGATTGTATAATTATATAAACCCTAAAAATGGTAAATATTCCCCACTAATTAGTGATGAAGTTTATGAAGTGGTTAAAAAGCATGGTAAAAAATTGAATTCAGCTATTATTAGCGATAGAGATTTTGGTTATGATTATTTTGGTTTTAAAACTTTAGAGAAATCATATTTGTTAAAAATTGATGATAAAGTAGTGGAAAGACCTCAACATATGTTGATGCGTGTTTCTTTAGGTATTCATGGTAGTGATATTGAATCAGCTATCAAGACCTATAATTTAATGAGTGAGAAATATTTTACCCATGCAACTCCAACGTTGTTCAATTCAGGAACTCCAAAACCTCAAATGTCATCTTGTTTCTTATTGACGATGAAAGATGATAGCATTAATGGTATTTATGATACATTAAAACAAACAGCTTTAATTTCACAATCCGCTGGTGGAATTGGGTTAGCAACACATAATATTAGAGCTGTAGGTTCTTATATTGCTGGAACTAACGGAACTTCAAATGGTCTTACTCCAATGTTACGTGTATTTAACGATACAGCTCGTTATGTAGACCAAGGTGGTGGAAAACGTAAAGGTAGTTTTGCTATCTATATCGAACCATGGCATGCTGATATCTTAAGTTTCTTAGATTTGAAAAAGAATCATGGTGTTGAAGATATGCGTGCTAGAGATTTATTCTATGCAATGTGGATTCCAGATTTATTCATGAAACGTGTTGAAGAAGATGGTGATTGGACATTAATGTGTCCTAACGAATGTCCTGGTTTAGATGAAACGCATAGTGAAGAGTTTGAAGCTTTATACACATCTTATGAGAAAGCTGGTAAAGGTAGAAAAACTATTAAAGCTATGGAAATTTGGTTAAAAATTCTTGAATCTCAAATCGAGACTGGAACACCATATATGTTGTATAAAGATTCTGCAAATAAGAAATCAAATCAAAATAATTTAGGGACTATTCGTTCTTCAAATTTATGTACTGAAATCATTGAGTATACATCACCAGAAGAGGTTGCTGTATGTAATTTAGCTTCATTAGCTTTACCTAAATTCGTTGAAATTAAAGATAAACGAGCTAAGAAAAATGTTGAGTATGTATTCAATCATAAGAAATTACATGAGGTTGTTAAATTCATAACAATAAACCTTAATAAGATTATTGATAGAAATTTCTACCCAGTAAAAGAAGCTGAATATTCTAACAAAAAACACAGACCAATAGGTTTAGGTGTGCAAGGTTTGGCTGATGTATTTCAAATGATGAAATTACCATTTGATTCTGAAGAAGCTAAAATGTTAAACGCTTCTATATTTGAAACTATGTATCACGCTTCTATGGAATCTTCTATGGAATTAGCTAAGGTAGATGGTCCATATGAAACTTTTGAAGGTTCTATGGTTAGTAAAGGTATCTTCCAATTTGATTTATGGGATGAACCAATTTTTAGTGGTATGTATGATTGGGATAAATTAAAAAGTGAAGTTATTGAACATGGTGTTAGGAACTCATTATTAATGGCACCTATGCCAACTGCTTCTACTTCTCAAATATTAGGGAATAACGAAGCATTTGAACCATATACAACTAATATCTATACACGTAGAGTATTATCTGGTGAGTTTATTTGTGTTAATAAACATTTAATTTTACATTTAATAGAATTAGGTTTGTGGGATGATGAAATGAGAGATAGATTAATGATTAGTAATGGTTCAGTTGCTAACTTCACTGATTTACCTCAAGAAATTAGAGAAATTTATAAAACTGTTTGGGAAATTAAACAACGTCATGTTATTGATTTAGCCGCAGATAGAGGTGCATTCATTTGCCAATCTCAATCGATGAATATTTTTATGGATAATCCAACTTTCCAAAAATTAACTAGTATGCATTTCCATGGTTGGCAAAAAGGTTTAAAAACTGGAATGTATTATTTAAGAAATAAACCAGCGGCGGAGGCCATCAAATTCACAATTGATAAGACGAAATATCTTGTTAAAGAAGTTGAGGAATTCTCAGCTGAGAATTCAGATTTTGACTGCGATAATTGTGGTTCATAAAAAAAAGGGAGTTTTACTCCCTTTTTTTTATTTATAATGTAATTTTTATTTTTATTTATTATATTTATTAAAAAAGGATATGGCATTACAAACTATAAACATAGATTTTCCATTTAAGAATAGTGTGAATGGAGATTTTGTAAAGTTAAATGATAATGATAATGAGGCGATAAAAGCTGATTTGATGCATTTAATTTTAACAAATAAAGGTGAGAGATTATACTTACCAGATTTCGGTACTAATTTAAGAAAATATATTTTTGAACCAAATGATAGTCTAACTTTTGGAGACATCAAAGGAGAGATTAATGAGTCGGTTAAAAAATACCTACCTAAATTAAAAATAAAAACGATTACAGTTGAGGAATCAAATGAGTCGGAATACACTTCGATAGTTAGAATAGATTACATCGTAACTGATGATGTATTTGAAACTCAAGATTTTATAATATTAGAATTGTAACAAACTAAAAAAATGAATAGAATAAATAGGTGGGAGTATAGCGTAAGGTTAATTATAATCTTACTAGCTATCTTTTCACCTTTTTTATTATTAATTCTACATGGTTACGAATCTTCACTATCCAACTACTGGGAAACGGAAATGCAACCAATTTTCATATTATCAAACGCAACTACATCTTATTTTCTATATAGAATAAAGGGTTGGGAAATTCCAGCTCTGTTGTTATTACTATTAACAGCATTTTCAGTTGAATATTACGGTACCACCCATAATATGTTAGCAACAACGTTTTTCATTTCTTGTTTATTACCACTATATAGAAAGAAAGAAATGAGAATGATATTCTATTTATACGTTTCAAGTGTTATTTTCGTCCCAATCAGTTTATTTGTATTTGAAACTATCTCAGTAGTTTTATTATGTTCATACCATTTAATCATTTTAAATAGAGTTTATAGATTAAATAAATAATTAACCTTTATTTATAAAAAAAAATTTTTAAATTGTATTTATAAATAAAAATACAAATGGCTAAAAAAATAAATTATTTTAATAGGAACTTCGCTGATGTTAGAGGTGAATTAATTAATTTCGTAAGACAGTACTACCCAAATATATTCTCAGATTTTAATGATGCCTCAGTTGGTATGATGTTAATTGAGCTAAATGCGGCAGTATCTGATATGTTATCGTTCCACACTGATAGAACTTTTCAAGAAACTCAAATAGATTACGCACAAGAAAGAGCTTCAATTTTAGCTATGGCTAGAACCTTTGGATTAAAAATCCCTGGTAAGAGACCATCAATAAGTATTGTTGATTTTAGTGTTAATGTACCAGTAAATGGTGACACTTTTGATATTTCTTATTGTCCTATTATTAGAGTTGGTGCTCAAGTATCTGGTGCTGGTAAATCTTTTGAAACTGTTGATGATATTGATTTCGCTTCACCATTCACAACTGGTGGTGTACCAAATAGACTTATAATTCCAAATATTGATTCTAATTCAAATATTGTTAACTATACTATAACTAAAAGAGAGTTAGTTGTGAATGGTGCTACTAAGGTATTTTCTAGAACTATTGAATCATCTGATGTTAAACCATTTTTTGAGATAGTTTTACCAGATAGTGATGTTTTATCAATATCAAATTTAATTACTTTAGAAGGAACTAATTTTACCACCAACCCAAGTGTTGATGATTTCTACAATTTAGATAACAGATGGTTTGAGATGGATGCTTTAGCTGAGGATAAAGTTTTTATTGAGGATAATAATGTTGTGTCGGATAATTTCGGTATCAAGCCAGGTAAATGGCTTAGAGTTGATAAAAAATTCATTAAAGAATATACTGATAATGGTTTCACTAAAATAATTTTTGGTGGTGGTAATCAAGATATAAGTTCGTTAAGTAATTTTGATGTTAATCCTAGTCTAGTAAATAGAATTGGTGATTTCATTAATAACCTATCATTAGGGACTACTTTAACTGCGAATCAGACACTTTTTGTTCAATATAGAATTGGTGGAGGTAAAGCTAGTAATCTAGGTTCTAACACTATTAAAACGGTTAACACAGTTGATATGTTTGTTAATGGTTTAGAAACTAAGAAAAATCAAGCTGTTAGAAATTCTTTAACGGTTAACAATCCAGTTCCAGCTATGGGTGGGAAAGATGAGCCTAGTGTTGAAGAAATTAGAAATTTAGTTAGATATAATTTCGCTTCTCAAAATAGAGCAGTTACTATCAAAGATTATCAAACTAGAATTGCTTTAATGCCTGGTGAGTTTGGTGTACCATTTAGATGTGGTGTTCATGAGGAACAAAATAAAATCGTTATTTCAATTTTAGGTCTAAATAGTAGTGCTAAATTAACTTCAAACGCTACAAGTACTTTAAAACAGAATGTAGCTGATTATTTATCTGATTATAGAATGTTAAATGATTTTGTTGAAGTTAGAAATGGTAGAGTTGTTAATTTAGGGTTTGAGATTGATTTATTTATAGATAAAAAATTTCCACAGTCTCAAATAATGAGTGAGGTGATTTCAAATGTAAAAAGTTATATGGATATTAACAAACATGATATGGGTGTTAATATTTACCTTTCACAATTACTTGAGACTATCAATAATGTTGGTGGTGTGTTGAATGTTATTGATATGAGGATTTATAATAAAATTGGTGGTGGAACATATTCATTAAATGAAATTTCACAACCATATCTAGATGATGTGACTAGACAAATTGATTTATTAGGTGAATTCACGTTATTTGGAGAACCAAATACAATGTTTGAGATATTAAATCCTGAAAAAGATATTAAAGTTAGAGTTAAATAAAAAAGTTATGAGTTGTTGTAAAGAAAAATTAGATTCACCAAAAAATGATGGTGGTGGTAATATATTAGGTGGTATTTTATTTTTTATTGTAGGTTTTGTTGTAATAACAGTTTTACTACCATTTATTTGGTTAGCTGGTATCTATTTTTTATTTAATAGTGCTATCTTAAATAAAAGTAGTACTATTCTCCCATCAATGACTTTCTTTTATAATTTACTAAATAAAAATAAGGAGGTTGATGAAGATGAAGAGGTTGATGAATATAATGTTGATGACTATGAGTTAATGGATTACCAAATAATTGAGGATGATGAATAATAATTTAAGAATAAGAACGGATATAGGTAAAGATAAGTATCTCAAGGTAAATTTAGAACAAGATTTCGATTTCCTTGAGATTTTGTCATTAAAGATTTCCCAAGAAGATGTTTATAGACGTTTTAACGCTAATTACGGGGTTGTAGTTGGTAGAGTTATAGTAAATAATGGATTAGGTGTGCCTAATGCCAAAGTATCCGTATTTATACCTATTAATGATTCAGAATCAACCAATTTAAAATCTTTATATCCATTTAAAACAATCAATGATAAAGATTCTGACGGTATTAGATATAATGGTCTACCTAAAGAATATCAAAGTGATTGTCACACACCAGTAGGTACCTTCCCAAATAAGAGAGAGGTATTAGATAATGATATAGTTTTTGAAATGTATGATAAATACTATAAATTCACTACCACAACTAATGATGCTGGTGATTTTATGTTATTTGGGATTCCAGTTGGTAATCATATGTTAAATGTTGATGTTGATTTATCTGATATTGGTATTTTCTCACAAAAACCATATGATTTTATCGAACAAGGTAATCCAGAAAAATTATTCAAATCTCCAACAGTATTTTTAGGTGGTAAAAACCTAAATAGATTAACCCAAATTAAAAATCAAAAAATGGGTGTTAATGTAATACCATTTTGGGGTGAAGATGATGAAATCGGTATTTCTAGAATTGATGTAGATTTAAATTATAATCTACAACCATCCGCTATCTTTATGGGTAGTATATTTGGTGATAATGAGAAAAATTCGGTTAATAAAAACTGTAGACCTAGAAAAGATTTAGGTCGATTATGTGAAACTGTTTCCGCTAAAGGTACTATCAATATGATTAGAAAAGATATTGATAATAATATTGAAAAGTTTGATATTGAGGGTGGTAAATTAATTGATGAATTTGGAGCTTGGGCTTATCAAATTCCGATGAATTTAGATTATGTTGTTACTGATGAGTTTGGTGAATTAATCCCAAGTGAAGATACTAGTAAAGGTATCCCAACTAGAGCTAAGGTTAGATTTAAAGTAGCTATGGATGATACAGGTGGTGATGGTAGATTAAGAACTAGAGCTAAGTTTCTTATACCACATAACCCCACATCGGTTAATGATATTGATTATAATTTTGATGAAAATACTAAAGATAGTAGTTTTAGTGACTTATCGTGGAATAAAATATATACTGTTAGAAACCATATTACTAGAACCCAAGCGAATTGTTCGTTTGCATGTGCTGATAATAGAAGAATGATTGGTATTAAAGATGTTGATGATTGTGTTGGTACTAAAAATCCTTTCCCATTTAATAGATTGGATGGTGATTTTAATCCATTATTCTCAATAATATGTATTATTATGGGTATTATTATAACCATAGTAAGTATTTTAAATGGTATATTAAGATTAATTAACGGAATTAGAATACCAGTTATTAAAGTGTTCCCATTTAGAGGTGTGAAGTGTGTACCATTAAACTGTGATGGTGTTAGATATGCGCCAAATTGTAGTCGAAGAGCATCACCATCAGGAACTCAAAATAGGTCTGGTGATGATTTACATGAGTGTTATAAAATATTATTAGCTGAATCACTTAATGTATTTGAGTTTGATTTTTATAATGATTGGATTAATGGTACTTTATTTTCATTTTTATTAAAATATAAAAAGGTTAAGAATAATGAGAAATTCTGTAGTGTTGATAGAAGTGAAAGTGGTTTCATTGTTGATACTTTAGGTAGAGGTGATTTAAAAAGTCAATCTAGTGAAAGAATTTATAAAGGTTTCATCAAGAAATTCAACGGGGAATTGTTTTACGCTCCATATGATAGGGATAGAGATTATTTGTTATACGCAACTGATATTACTAGTTTAGGTGCTATCAATCAATGTGATTGGGAAGGTAAACCTAGTTTCCACGAACATCTTTTACCAACAACATATAAGATACCACCATTAACTAATGTTGATGAACCAAACGTAGCTAAAATGGCTGATAGCAAATCTAGTGAAGCGTTATTATTCACTTTCACATGTGTTTCTATGAAAACTAATCAAACCCAAATAAATAACATAAAAAGATTATGTGAGATAGGTGTTGGGTTAGACGAGGATAGAAATGATGAGCCAAATGGGGTTTCTAAAGACTATGTGATTGATGTTCAAGATATTGATGACCAATTTGTTAGAGATGGGTTAATAGTAGCTAATTCTAATTCACTAACATTAACAACTGGTGGTTTAAATAGTGATTTTGTTGGGTCTGATTATAGTAATTTTAGAAATTTTTCAAATAGAACTATCAAGCAAGCTAAGGGTAATTCATTCTACATGTATTTTGGTACTTCACCAAATAATAGTGCTGTGGATAAAATGAATAATAAATATTTCACACCATGTGAACAAGTTTTTGCACCACCGTTTATAATAAATGGTGTTGTTAGTGATGTAACATTTTTAGGTGGTAATGATGGTGGTATTGATATTAGTATTATTGGTGGTAGTGAGCCATTTACATATTCTTGGGATAATGGTCAAATAACTGAAGATTTAAATAATTTAATCGCTGGTGAATACACTGTTACTGTTATTGATGATAATGGTAGTACTAATAAAAGAAAATTTACAGTTAGAGAACCTTCACCAATTAGAGTAGATTATACTACGAATACAACCAGTGGTCCAACAAATTCTGATGGTTCATTATGTATCACATCAATTATTGGTGGTAATGGTAACTATTCAGTTAGTCTAATAGGTCCAACTGGGAATCCAACTACTATTGTGGTTAATAACCCACAACCTAATTTTTGTTTTACTGGTTTAACTGTTGGGACATATTATTTAAATGTTTCTGATAGTAGTACAATACCTTTAACAAATGATAGTGTTGTTGAGATAGTAGCACCTTCATTATTAACTGCTGTGATTACTTTCACATCACCTTTTTGTTATGGACCTGATGATGATAATGATGCTTTTATTGGTATTGCACCTAGTGGTGGTACACCACCATATACTGTTGTAACTTCAGGACCTATCACTGGTGGTACTGAAACATACTCATCTTCATTATTAAATCAATATGGTTTGTATGAGGGTAATTACCTAGTTACTATAACCGATTTATTTGGTCAAGTAGTTACTGGGTCTGGGTTTATAGATATACCATTAGCGTTAGAAATAGAAGTTTCATCAAACCAAGTGTTTGACCTTGGGGTATTACCTTATCAAATGTCTTTAAATAATTTGGTGATAATATTAAATTATACTACACCATATGATTTAACTAATCAGAATAAAACATATTATATTAAATATAGATATACATCAGTCATTGGTTTTAGATATGCTTATTATAGATTCACCCCAAATTCACCTAGTGATTACGGTGTTTATGAAAATGGTGGATTACAATTCACATCTTCATTATTAACATTAGTTGGGACTACTAACAGCCCAAATACATTTACTAATGGGAAATATGGTAGAATAGTCGCTCCGTTATATTATCAAGCTAATGGTTTCGGTAATAATCAATTATTCCATATTTTCAAAGAGGGTACTGTTGATGAAATTGGTAATTTTACAACTTCAAGATTAGTAGGTGGTTTAGGACCAATAAACTATGAATTTACTATCCCATTAACAGCAACAGCTGGTGATACTATATTTATTACTAGTGAAAGAGATGGTTGTGAATCAAATAAAGAAATACTTGGATAATGGATAATGTAAAAATAATTTTAAATAATAGTAGAAGTGTAGAAAGAGTTAATAAGGATTCTTTTGTTAAAATATCATTAGATAATACCAGTAGGTTATTACCAGTTGGGGATATTAATGAAATTATTAATGTTGGGGAAGTTTTCAATAAAGAAAGGCAGAACTCCAAGATATATCGTTTTAATTTTACTATAAATTCACTTTTCAGTAATGTTCTAGTGAATGTTACTGGGGATAATAGTTACAGCACTTTTATGGGTGGTTTATTTAGAGATAGAAGTTACCCACCAAATGGAATTGATTTAGATGAAGATGAGGATTTAACATATAAAGAATCTATCGAAACTCATTTGATTGAGAAAGATGGTTGGTTTGGTTATTATGACCCAGATATTAGTAAGGTGAGTAATTGTTTATTTTATGATGTAAATCCAAATAGAGAATTGTTCTCACTATCACCTAAAAACAACGTTAAAAACTGGAATTTAACAATTCTTTACCCTAAAAGTGTTGTTAGTAATAATCTAACAGATGATGGGTTAAGAATTGTATTTAAGGGTAGTATTATGTTTAATGGTAGAGAGATGACTATTTTTGGTACCCCAGTTAAACACGGTTTAAAAGTAGGTTCAACAGTTAGGTTAAAAAATTTACAACAGTCTATATTCAATGTTGAGCATCAAGTTATTAGTTTAGGTTTGGCTAATGGGGATGATAGTGAGAATTATTTTATAATCGATTTAAACCCAAATCTAATTGATTTGACTGTTAATAGTAGAATGTCTAGAATATATGGTGGTCAAGAATCGAAATATTATTATAGAGTTTTTAGTAAAATTAAAACCAAATCAACTTTCATAATGGAAAATGATGATTATGAGGTTTATCCGTTAGCTTTTAGTAAAAATATTTATAACGATATTATCCATCAATTCAATATGAATGAGGATGTTGATATTAGTGGTTTGGTTGATAATCTAGGTAGACCGTTATCTGAAGTTTATTTCACATTTATTAAGAGTGATTCTGAAGGTGAATTCTCCGATGTAAAATCTGGTTTATTAATGCCTAAAATTGATGGTGTTGAGATTGATTTAACAATACCTGATATTAGAAGAATTTCAAACGCAACTAATAGTCACAGTTTTTTAGAGAGTGGGATTAGTATTAATGATAATGATTTTATTGGTGATGTTGTTGAATATAATAAATTTGAATTAAAAGAGAATGTACTTGCTGACGTTTGGCATCGTTTTAATACGAATAATAGGGATAATGGTGGTAGTGTTAGAGATACGGTAACCAATGTATCATTATCTTTAGGTAATAGGTATGAAGGTTATATGTATAAGGCACATCACCTAGTTAAAATAAGAGAATTCTCAAATTATATTGAGCAAGGTGATTCTAGTGTTGTTGATATACCAGATTACGCTGAGGATTTGGGTGATGGTAGAATAATTTGGAGAGATTTGTTAGATATTGGTTATAATGATGTTAATATTAACGTTTTAGATTATCCATTTGTGAATGGGGTTCACTATATTCATGACTTGTTCAATTTCCAATTAAAAAGACAAGACCCATTTTCAGAATATGGGTTGTATTATAAAACATTCCCTAGAGATGGTTTAGGAAGTATGATGGGTGATAAAGTAATAATTAAAACTAATAATGATGAGTGTTAATAAATTTAAAATAAAAATAAGTGATTTGGATAATGGTGGGTACGTTAAAATCCCACTAGGTTTGGAATTTAATAGTTTCGACCAAGCTGAATTAGTTAATAGGGAGTTTGTTAGTGTTGAGGTTGATAAATCTATCAACCCAGTTATTGATTATGAAAAATTTAGGTTTATCCCAATTAATAATAACGGTGCTGATTTAGAAACTATGAATTATCAGTTAAATTTTTTAAATGATACTAATACTTACAACCCTGATTCATATTTTTCTGATTTAGGTTTTACTAATGATGATTTAAAATTTAGGAAAAATAATTTCACAAAATCATTTATGAGGTTGAATTTCTACGATAGCGATATTGCCACCAATCAAAGGTTAATTTCATTTTTAAGTATTTTCTGTAGAGTCACTAAAAAAGATATAATAAGTTCTGGTTCTGGAATTAATTTACCATTACCAGCTAATTCTTTTAAAGTAAATTTCTCCCTAAGTAACCCAATAAAATTACCAGATGGTTTTTCTGAAGGTTATTATATTTATCATTATAAAGATGAAGTTTCTTTCGGGTTACCAAAAGAATTATTTATGAGAGCTGAGTTTAATAACGCTAAAAGCGGTGAGATAACGCCTTTTATGACTAGTAACTTACCACAAGATATTTCTACTTTAAATAGTGTTATGTATACCAAGTACATCCTTACTAGGGATGATACTGGTTTTTACTATAATGTTGATGATTCATACTCTAACAATGTTTATTATAGTAGTTTTACTGATAATGGTGTTATTAATGATGATTGTACTATAAAATTATATGAAATACAAGTAACGTAATGGAAATAATAAGAAAAAAAATAAATTTAAATTCTTTTGGGTCTAATTCAAAATATGCTCCAAAGGATTTATATTTTAAAGTTTTACTGACGCAAAGTTTTGATAATATGGGTGAATTTACTGATTTAAATTTCACACCAAAAGAAATTGTTGATAGAGAACTGTCTATGTTAGATAAGTTTTTTAGAATTGATGGTGTTGGTGTGGGTAGTTGGTATGTTGAAGCTGGGATAATTAAAGGTATTACCGACTCAAAACTGGAAGAGGTTAGAAATTATAATGTATTATCCCCTTTTCTAGTTGATTTTAATGTTGATAATGAACAATACACTAATTTTGAGGGTGATTTGATAAATGGTGTTGATAGGATAACTAGAATTGAAGATGGTATAATTGATTATACTTTAGATGCTAATTTGGATACTTTAATTGGTACAGATAATCAAAATACTGGTATTTTTTATTCAGAACCATTTCCAGTTAACCAAGACGGTACCCCAACAAACATGAGGTTTAATGGTGAAGGGTGGAATCAAACAAACTCTTCTTTATCAGCTTTATATAAAGAAGAATACCTAATGGGAATAATTTTTAGTCCAGAAGTTAAAAGTGATGTATTTATAGATAGGGGTAATGTTAATGTAATGGAAAAACATTTAAGAATGTCTGAAATTGAAAATTTAAATCATTTGGTTAATTATAATAATGGTTTTTTTAATATTATAAAATATTAATTTTTGTTTTAGTACTTACTTATCGAAATTTTTTAATATATTATTAAAATACAATCAACCCTGTTTTAGACAGGGTTAATTTTTACACATAATAAATAAATTTAAATATAAATATAATGGCTAACGGAGTTTATGGTACAGTAAGACCAGCAGATGTTTCACTTGATGATATTGAAGTATTTCTTCATTTCTCACCAAATAGAGGTTCTTTTGGAGATACTGGTTTAACCAAATTAAATACTAATGAAGTGTTAGAGAAAATATCTAACCCAAATAACCCAAACACTTTCGAGATTTTTGGTGGTTTATATACACTTAAACTACCAGCAAGTGTTTTTGGTAGTAAAGGTATATATTCAATTGTTATCAAACCAATTGAAATTAGAACTAAAATTACTGATAGTGGTGTTTTATCATCACAACCAAACATCAAGGGTTTATTATTTGACACATCTACTTTACCAAGTAATTTTGTTAGTAAATTCCAAAACAATGGTTTAATTGGTTATAGAATTGAATATATTAACTCTTCACCAACGGTGGATGATGTTAAAATTAATAATTTTTTTAGAATTATTACTTCAAATAATAAAGCTGAACCAGTAACTCAAAATTTAAATAATACTAATCAGAAAGCTGTTAGATATAGGTTTAATGATAATTCTAATTTAGTTTTTGTAACGGTTACCCCTAGTTCATCCAGCAATGTAAAACCAAATGTTTTACCTTATATTGGTGAGCCAAATCAAAGTGTTATTTTAACCAATACATTCTTCAATCCTATTATGTTAGAGATTGAAATGGTTGAGTATGATGATGAATCATTAGCAATTGGGTTGTTCGGTCCTCAAACTAAATCATTAGATGATGGTGTTTATACTATATACAATTTCCAAAATGAGATATTCAAACAATTTAATCTTTATGAGATTAAAGATGAGTTTACAGGAAAACCATTATTTGAGGTTAGAGAAATTAGAACTAACATTGATTTTACGAAAGGATTTGAAAATATAACTGTAATATAATGGGTAGAAAGATAAAGGTAGCTGGATATGCTCAAAAAATTTCTTATGGAAATGGAATTGAGTATAGAAATTTTTCAGATGATTTAGTTGGGAATCAATTTACTAGTAATGGTGGGAATAGCCTATTCACTATTGGTAATTTTGAGATTACAACTAATTTGGATAGTAAAATTAGTAAGATATTTAACACTAATAATTTTAGTGGTTTCCTTACGTTATCAGACCTTAAAAATGATGATAATGTAATCTTAAAAATTGATAATTCTAAAGTAACTCTTAACCTAAATAAAAGTAGGTTAAGTAATTATGCGTATTTCGGTTCGCTAAGAGAATATATTAGAGTTTCGTTAGAGAATATAATTATAAACTGGCCAGCATCTTTATTAGTAACTCCATTAAATAATAACAATCCATTAGTTAATGAGAACACTGTTGAGGATTATGTTTATGATAACGTAAATGGTGTTAGTTCTTTCAAGATTAATGTTAATCGTTTAGAAAATAAATTTAATATTAATTTTTTAAAAAATGGTACTATAATAGATTCATTTTCCGAAGGTAATGATTTAAGAAATATTGTGATTAATTACGGTGGGTATGTTATTAATATTAATGACAAATCTTATAAAATTATTGATTTTGTTGGAGCGGATTCAAATGCTAATGATTATATCTATTTAAAAGTTGAGGGTGATGTTTTTAATTCAATCTCAAATTTTAAAATAAGATATCATATCAGACCGAATGATTTAAATATTGAGAATTTCTTTTTTGGTTTAAATGATTTTGAGAATAACATTTTAAATAGATTATCCAATCCAATTTATACTTCTAGTTATGATTATAATTATGAGACTGAAAATGGTAGTATAATTTTAGGTAAGAAAATAATAACTTGGCCAGTATCTGATGGTTATAACATTGATTTTCAAAGTGAAAGTTATGTTGAATTTGTAACTCAATTATTAGAGATTTCAGATGCTAGTGATTTAATCAAAACAAATTTAGTTAACAGATTTTTTGTTAGTGAATCGATTTCAGAATTCGATACTTTACCAAATTATAATGTTGATGATTTCACGTCTGGTCAAAAAATGAACAGTACTCTTAAAATTTACGGTAGAGAGTTTGATGAGGTTAAGAAATTTATTGATGGTATTGCATTCGCTAATGTTGTTACATATGATAAAAATGGTAACATCCCAGATTCTCTTATAAAGAATTTAGCTAAGGTTTTAGGGTGGGATTTAATTTCATCAATACTAGAGGTCGATTTATTGAAAAACTACCTTACACTTGATGAAAACACGTATGATGGTCATTCAAGAGGTATGACAGCTGTTGAGAAAGAAGTTGAACTATATAGACGACTTATTCTTAATACACCGTGGTTATGGAAATCAAAAGGAACTAGAAAATCAATCGAGTTCTTATTTAAATTTATTGGAACACCAGATGGGTTAATTTCTTTCAATGAATACATTTATGTTGCTAATAATTCATTAGATATTGATTTATTTAAGGATATCTTAACTAGTAATACTGGTGATGATGATTTGATTGGTTTAAACATAGACACTGAAGGTTTTCCAGTTGTTAATAGGAATAATAGTGAGATGTATTTCCAAAAAGCTGGTTTATGGTACAGAGAGACTTCGGGTGTTAACTCAAATATTGATATTTTAGTAGGTAATAATCCACATGTTGGACCATATGATGCTGGTCAAGAATATATGAATCAATTTAATTGCTTAATACCTGATTTTGAACCAGTAACCTTAATTAATGAGAAAATTAGGGTTAATACTGATAATTTATTCACTAATTATGATGAAGGTACTTTTGATGATATCTATAATAATAACATTGTTGGTACAATCGATTTAAATATTGATTTTAGTGGTATGGTTAACACTCAAATGGTTGAAGATTTATTAGGATACCAAATACAACCAGACTTAAGTGGTTGTTCTGGAACTACTACTTGGGTAATGAATGGTTATCTAGATAATGAGTTAATTTACTCCAATCCACTAGTTAGTGGTGATTCACTATCTAATGGTGTTTTAATTAACTATGGTAATCTTGAGGGTAGTTTTATTGATAGTCTAAGTGGAATGTTAAATACTTTAAATGTTTATTATAGTCCTATTACTTCAATCACTTCAACAACTGAGTTTAATTTTGTTGAAGGAAGTGGTTTGTGTGAAGTTTATGAACCATACTATCTTAATAAAGATATTAGGGTTGAATTGAATTTAAATTTAGATTATTCTTGTTTAGGTGGTGATTGTTCACCATCGTCTTTACATGTTAGTGATATTAACACTGAAACTGGGTTTGTTTCCTTTAGTAATGTTACTAATAATGTGGTTATGAGTGCTGATTGTTGTACTAATTTAGGATTTAACAGCGTACCTGTTAATGGTGGGTTTAATTGTTATAATACGGGGACAACTTCATCATTTGGTTTAACTACCGATTTATATGTTTTCTTAGATAGTAATTTAGGAACCAAGGTAATCCCATATGCTAAATCAATAATGAATGCTTGGTTTTCACAATATTTAACGGATAACCCAAGTCACACTGGTAATATTTATTTAATGGAATCATTTGATGGTTTAAATTGGTTAGATTATATGATGCAACCATGGTACGGTAATTTTGAGATAAATGAACCAACACCACCACCATATTTAAATGATGATTTCTATACTATTGTGTTTACAACTAGTAGTTTAAATACTTATCATTACAATACAACTAATATGGTAGGTCAACCAACGGTAAATTATACTAGTAATTATGATGCGTTAGTTAATTACCATCCTAATTTCACTAATTTTAAAGGTTTAATATTCCCAGTTAGTTATCAATTTGGTTCGGTAGATGTTGAAGAAGCTGTTACCAAACAAGCATTAGCGAGTATTGAAGGTAGATTAATACCTAATAATGAATTACCGAGTAGTAACGTTAACTTGAGTGAATTAACTACTAATAACCCATATATAACACCTTCATTGGTAGCGTTAAAAGAATTTAACATACATGGAGTATATGATAAAATAGGAATTGAACCTACATCTATGTTCTATTCGCAAGCATTTATAGATGAATTAAATAATTTCATAAATAATTAATATGATTACAGGAAATATAAAAAGAGATATAACTATTGATTCAGATACTTTTGAAGTGTCTGGTGCTACAACACCTATTAATATCGTTGTTGTGGATTCCAATAATTTAGATATCTCCGAATGTACTTTAGTTACTAGTGAGGTTATCAAGACCAACCCAGCTATTAAGTATTTTGATGAATGTGGGTGTCCTATTGATGTTTGTCAAAAAGGGTCACTTAGAATTAAAATTAAGAAATTAGAACCAGAGTCTGCTAATTGTGATATTAAAGAGTTTGTTTTAGATGATAGTGGTCTGGTAATATTCATTACTGATGATGAAAAAACTTTCTTTATAGCTCCAGAATGTTGTGAAGCGTTAGGGTTTGAACCAGAAATCAACCCAAAAACAGGCCTTTACCAATGTAGATGGAAAGAAGATGTTGTTGTTGATGATTGTGATAAATACACTGTTATTGGTGAATCTGAAGGTTTCGTTTATTTTCAAGATTCTAATGGTTCAAGTACAATATATGTACCAACTAAAGAATGTTGTCCTAACGATACAATCCCAGAATTAACCAATGATGGTTATCGTTGTACTGTGGTTAAACAAGTTGATTCGTGTTCTGATTATACTGCAACTGCACTTGAAGAAAATGGTTATGTTGTATTTACAACAGTAAATGGTGGAACCACTACGATTGTACCAACCAATGAGTGTTGTACGTCAATTGGGTACTCACCAACCCAAACAGCTAATGGGATTGCTTGTTTAATATGTAGAGATTATGTTAGCTACACTTTTAATAATCTTGGTATAGCAGTGTTTGTTAATTCGAATGGTGATTCATTTGAAATAGTTAACAATACTACTTGTTGTCCAGCTAGAACCAACCCAATTTTAGAATCGGATGAAAATGGGTTAGAGGATGTAAGTGCGATTGTTAAATGTCGTTCAGTCAAATATAATGGTGGAAATGGTGATGAAACTTGTAGATATTTAAAATCAATAAATGCAACTCCTAACCCTAGTGGTGGTTTCACTAGTATGACTGTTAGTGGTAAATATTGTAATGGCGCTGCTTTTGAGTTCTATTTTAATAATAATGATAATAATCAAAATATACATACTTTCCAAGTTGTTGAAGCGTGTGTTATTGAAAGTTCAATTGTTATATCACCATATACACCTCAAAGGGTTTTATATGATTGGTCGGCACAAAGTTGTTCAGCTCCAACAGCTTTTATCTCACCTATTAATAGTGGTGTCGTTGGTTGTACAGCTAAAAATATTAGAATTACTGGTACGCCAAATTCAATTGTTAAATATGATTTCACTACTTTAAGTAATGGTAATCATGGGTTTGTAAATGAATTTACATATGATAATGGTAATGCGATAAGTGTAACTTCTGGTGATATTTATATCCCGAATTCTGGTGTTGTAAACTTAACTTGGAATTTATGTGCTAGACCAACTATTGTGGCGAACGTTGAGAATTGCGTTTCAGTTAAGTTAGACTTTAAATATAATAATAATATAATAGGTAGTTCAACATCTACCCCATGTAGTGATAGTTAATATGGAATGTAAAAATATAAAAAATCAGGTGGTTAAATCGTTCCAATTAGGGGATGATGGAATTGTCTATGGTTATGATAATATAGAGGATAAGGCTTCAGTTGATTTTGAATGTTGTACTTCTTTAAATTATCAATTTGACCCAGTTGATGGGGTTTGTTATTGGAGAAAACCATGTGAATTTGATGATGATATTAAAATTCTAGTTTCCCCACTTGGTGAGGACGGTCTTTTTTATCAGATAAATGAGGGTGATAAGTGTAAATTGAATATTGAGTTTGATTATTTAATAGAATTAGATTGTAAAGCTTTGAATAAATGTCTTGAGGTTAATGATATTAGAAAAAATCAATTCGGTTTGATTAATAGTAAGATTGATAATAATTCAGAACTAATAAATGATAAAGATACTACTATCTTATTATTAAATTCTGAATTAAAATTAGTTAATGATAATATTGTTGGTAAAATTACTGAGTATGATTCCCAATTGAAAATATTAAATAGTAAATTGGAATTTAACAATTCAGAACTTAAAAAACTTTATGAGTTATTATATTCTGAGACTGATTCGGTAAAAAAAATGAGTTATGAGAATAATTTATTGATTTTAAATAATGAAAATGAAATTCTTATCAGTCAGATTACTGAAAATAAAAACACAACCCAATCTTTAAAAAGTGAATTAACTAATAAGATTAATTACTATAGTAATTCAATAAATTCTATTAAGAAAGAGAAATATTCATTAATAACGGATAATTCGGAATTAAATGCGAACCTAAATAGAATAAACCCTGAAGTAACGTTAGTTGATATTTTAAGTAACTTTAAATTAACGATGACATTAGAAGTTTTATCGGATGTTGTTGATGATGATATACCATTTGAGAGTAGTCAAATATTTTCAAGTCTTTTAAGTGAAAAATTATTTGATGTTGATAATCTTATTGAATATTTCAATAACACTGAAAACACTGGGTTATTTTTAAATGATAATGGTAGTGATGATTGTAGTAGGGTAATCAAATTACTTTACGGTGGTTTAAATAGTGAGGTTAACTTTAATGTTTTGGAACAATCATTAAATTCTCAATGGTTACATTTTTCATTAGAGGTTGAGGATGAATATATTCTAAGTTTAATAGAGAATAAATTTATAAAATTAGGTTTTATAATTGAAAACAATTTATGTGAAACGTCATTACTATTAGATAATATTGAATTTAATAGAACGTGTGAAGTAATTGAAAAAACTGAAACCTTCATAGCTACATGTCCGTCATTTGAATTAAATAGAGTTATTGATAATAAAAAATCTTGGGTTAGTAATAATGAGGTTGAGGATAGAGAGTTCCTATTAAAAAAGAGAGAAACTGGGTATGTTATAAATGATTCTAGGTTAGGTATTAATAGTAAAGAGATTGACATTAGTTTAAATCCAAGTTTGGCGATTGAAAGTGATTTTCAAAATTTTGTAATTGATAATCCATGTTTAATTGAATCGTTCTCTGGTATTTTAACTAGTAACATTTTTTCAGAAGGAATAACCATTAACGAATTTAAGGATATTTTATATTCTGAACTTATTGATGTTAAATCTAGAAAAGTAATTAGTGGTTACCCTGTGTTAAAAGCATTATACGATGCTTATTTAGATAGTTACGCAATTTGTGGTGTTAGTTCATCTAAATTTAATTATATGTCAATGAATGACTTTATATCGCTTATAGGGACCTATTGGGTTGATTTGATAGAGCAAGTAATTCCATCTACAACTATTTGGGGTTCAACATATAAATATAATAACACAATTTTTGATAATAATAAGTTTAAATACAAAAAAAGTACGTTATTCGTATGCAAACCACCTAGCGAACCAGTTTCACCAATAATTGGTATGGAACCATTAGTTAGTGCTGATATAACAACATATTACTACGATGATAATAGTGAATTGGTTGAGGAAAACACATCATGTGATGCAAGTTATGTTTTACAAATTAGTGATGGGTCTGAATTTATAGGTAATGTTAGTGTTATCGGTAATATTAAGGGTAACAAATTTGATGGTGATATGATAACACTAAATGAATCTGAAGATTCAACAATACAAAAAATAATTTAATATGCCATATTTAATAAAAAAAATAGAAGGGGAGATATTTGATAATTTCGTAGGTGAAATAGTTTTCTATAAAAAAATTATTGGGGCTATTGGGTTAGAAGATTATGTGATAGTTAATAATTTCATAGGTTTTACTCAGAATTTTTCAAATGTTATTGAGGTTACGAATATTAGGGATAATGGGAATACTAAGTATGGTCTTCACAGTAAAAATAATGTAATAAATTTAGAAATATCTTATTAATGAGAAGACAAGAAAATATATACGTTCAAACATCACATTCTTGTGTTAGAAATAAAGATATTGTTAATGTAAATACAAGTTCTGATATTTGTGAGTTTAAATTCTCAAATTTCATCATGAGCGGTGCGACTAACGTTTTATCTGGGTTAACTAGCTCTAGTGATTCGGTACATATTATCGATGGTGAATCAAATATAGAATTATCTTTGATGTTTACCACCAATACCAGTGATTTTGAAAATAATTTAGACTTACTATTTAAATTTGATTTATATAAATTAAATGAGGTTGATATATTCAACACACCACCAGTATATTCATCGAATATTGTCTCTGGTGATGCTCTATATGATAATGGGTTCCTATTTGAAGAATTGGTACCAATTAATAGTTTAAATTTAGATGGGGAATACATTCTAAAGGGTAATTTTTCTTACCCAATATGTACTGATATTCTAAATAGATTAGGTTTGAGACATTCAACTGGTACATTCAAAATTGGTTTACCATATGGTAATTTTAACGATGAATTTGATTACTATTTTGTTGCTATCAATAACGCTTACACCCCAATATTTAATCTTTCACCTAATGGTGGTGGTGGACCTGTTGGTTCTTTGAGTACTGAAACTTTTTATCCGTCAGGGCATACAGTTTTCGTATTATCTCAATCAGTTAACGGTGTTCCAATAGTAGTATTAAACGGGTTAACATTAACTTTAGATGAGGATTATGAATTAACTAACGGTAATACGATTACGTTATTAGGTTCAACATATAAAGATGATATATTAACAATAATATTCATAGCTGGTTCTGTTGGGAATGGGTTACAAACTAATACTATTCTAATTAATGGGATAACACCTAGTGGTGGTATGAATGGGGAAGGTGATAATTTAGTTTATTTCAATACTGATGCTGGTAAGTATGAGGTTTTCACCCAATCAACCCCAATTGATAATTCTAATGTAGTAATCATTTTAAATGGTGTTACCTTAGCGAATAATATCGATTTTTACCAATCTACTACTAACCCTAAAAGATTCATTCTAGAGGGTAGTTTATTGAGTGGTGATGTTATTACTATAATATATAACTCTTTTGGTAGTTATGTCGGTCCAGTTACGGAACCAATATTTGATGTTAATTGGACAATTGAAAATGCTCCAATAAAAAATAATGGTATTTTTACTTTACAACTATCTGATTCAATTGATTTTACAACCATTTTATTTTCAGCAACTACTGAGTATGAGGTTAGTGTTAAATCCTATGATTTAGAATTAGAGATTGTTGGTAATATAGGTGATAAACGATTTTATAGAGTTATTAATCAAAAAAATTATGTTACGTTGAGCGGTGATATAATAGAGTCAATCGCTTATAGTGAGGTCATTCCAATAACAATTAACACAAATTCATTAAATTCTTATTAAATATAATTTACTATTGAGTATTTATAAGTAAGATATAAAAACAAATTAAAAACTATGAGTTATATAATAAACACAACTAACCCTTTTGTTAGCACTAAATTAACTGAAAAAGGGCGTGAAAAATTATCTAAGGGTGAATTAACTTTCAACTCTTGGGCGATAGGTGATTCTGAAATAAATTATGACAGAGCAATCTTATCAAACACTTATCCTTTAGATGAAGCATATTCTAGAATTGATAAGATTATGAAACCAAAAGATAGACAACCAAATATTAAATATTTTGTTAATAATGGTAGTCTATCACCATTAAACACTCTTCAACAGTCAAATATTAAAACGATGAAAATTGTTGTTAATAATGAAGCTACTGAAAGAGGGTTTTTTGAGGGTGTTCCAGATTCTTATGTTACTTTAACAGGTACGCCTTACACGATTTTAAATGAAATTATACCAGCATCAAGTATATCTGGTGGTACTTCATTTGATATAGGTGTTACTGGTGCTACTGAAGGTAATCTTATTCTAATTAAATGTGGTGGTAATATAAACGGTAACGCAATTCCAGTCCCACACTTATGGTTCAAAGCTCAAACAGTTAGTGGTTCAACTATTGATGTTGATAGAGAGTTACCAAATTTAACTTTAACTGGTAGTGTTCAAGTTATTGTTTATGATGGTGGTGAAATAGCTGATAGTTCTTTTAGTGAGAATAATACAACAGCTTATTGGGATACTGGTACTCTTTCATTTGATAGTAGTTGTGATATTACTAGAGAAGATGTGCCTATTTTCAATATGAATAGTGTTTTCATGGAAACAATTTTAGGTATTTCTGGTGTTACTTATGAAGATTATAGTAGATATGGTTCATATGAGTACATAGGTTTAGGTGAACAATATTTAGAATTGGGTCAGAATAATAGTGATTTGAATAATCCTATTTTATTTACTTGTGATGAAATAACTGGTATAGGTGGTTTTGACGGATTTAACAAATCGTTTGCTGTTATTCACTACACTAACAATACCATATCAAATTTATATGGTGAATTTTTCTATATTGATAACTCAAATAATAAACAATTAAAAGTTCACATGCCAGACTTAATGTACCATAGAAGAGATTCAGTTGGTAGTGGAAGTGGTACTACAATGGGAATGACTTTCGTTTCAAATGGTGATATTAAAACCGTTGGAACTTCAGATATTCAATATTATGATTTGATTGAGAATCCTAGTTTGATTTTAGATGGAACTCCTTTAGTTGTTGGTAAAGTTTATCCACAATTGAAAATAGTTGTATTTGAAGATGCTGAGATTATTGCTTGTATGTCATATAAATCAAACAGAAATTGGACTTTACCAGGTCTAATAACAAATTTAACTGCACCATCAGGAGGTACTTCAACAGGTGTGTTACAAAATGGTGAAACTATGTACATTACTTACGGAATAGAAAATTCTAGTGGTAGTGGGTATACATCAGCATTACCATCTCAAAAATATGGTAGAATTAAAAATACTTTATCAACTGGTAAAGATGTTCAATTCAGATTAGAAGGTACTAATTTATTACCTTATATGAAAAAAATTGAAAGTGTTGGTTATGATGATACTGGGTTTTATGGTTACGAGTTTAAAGTTATCTACCAAATAGTTGGTGATGATTCTAGACCTACATCAGATGGGTGGAAAGAATTAGATTACACTTCTACTAACATTACTGGTGGTTTAGGTGAGACAATTGACCCATTATTATTGGAATCTCAAAATTCTAACGATAATAATCAAGTTATCACAATTTTAGACGATGCTTTAGCAACTCCATATAATTTGGTGAATAAATTAAATTTAGCTCCAATATTATTACCTGAAATATTACAATTCGGTGATGAAAGATTCTTCTATGGTAATATAGAGACATATATTGGTGCTACCATATATAAAACAATATTTGATATTAGAATCGATTCAAGTCAATTCATAAAAACTACCAACCCAACTAGAAGTAGTGATATTACTACTAACCCACCAAATATTAAGGTTAGTGAAATTGGTATTTATGATAATGATAATGAATTAGTTTTAATTGGTAAATTAAGTGAACCACTAGAATTAGGTGGTGGTAATTCAATAATGGTAGAGTTATCAATAGATTTTTAATAAAAAGAAACAAATAAAAATATGGGTTATATACAAAGTGCTTCAACAGTAACGGTTGTTGCTAAACTAACACCATTTGGTAGACAAGAATTGTTATCAAATAGAAATAATATTATCACACACTTTAGTTTAGGTGATTCGGATGCAAATTATTATGTATCTGATATCTTAGCTAGTGGTGAGGTGCCAGCAATTACTGGTGAGTTAGGTGTGTTATCTAGTGTTAATAATAGTTCGCCAACTAATTATAAGATTAAAGATAGGATTGTGGTTAATAACATTGGTGATTTAACTAAATTGGTTGAACCTAATGCTAGTAAATTATCTAGTACTTTAAAAAATATTGGTTTTAAGAATTTATCATCACCAGATGTTAAGTTTAAATATATCGATAGAACTGATTTAGTTTCATCTAGTGGTAACCTTTTCAATTCATTAGGTTTACCTATTACCGCAACTCAAAAAGCGTTATACACTACAGTTAAAGATATTAACGGTGGTTATTCAGATACTGGATTAACGGTTTTAAATAATGATGAAGGTTTAGTTATTGATATCAGTAATTTAGAATATGGTGAGCTTATTGATGGTAAAACAGTTAAAATTGAATTAACAACATCAGCAACTACATACACTATTTACTCAACTTTCCAAGCATCATTAACTCCTACTACAACTCAGGATGTTAACATTAGAGAAACTTCAATTAAAAGTGGTTTAATTGGTAGCAACATCGCATTTTTATTCTGTGATGATATCAAAAGACCAAATAATAACCCACTTAAAAGTTGGGGAACTGGTTATAATCTAAACAAACCATTTAGTGTTAATAACAAAGAGTTATTTAATTTAACTACTAACACTACTGTTCAAAAATATGCTGATATTCCAGTTGGTTTAATTCATTTAGATAAAGGTTTAATAGTTATCAACAACCAAACCATTTTAAATAATTTAGATATTTCATTAAGTGCAACTGTTAGTTTTGATAGCTTTAGTACTGAAATTTCGCAAGATATTACTTGTATTGTAAATAGAGGTGAGTTCATTAGTTCTAAAAACCCAACATATAGCAATGGTGATTTAATCAGAGTTAGTGAGGTTGGATTATATAATTCATTAGGTAATTTAATAGCAATTGCTAAAACCAACAAACATATTACGATTGGGACCAATCAATTTATGGCATTAGGTATCAAGGTAACTACATAATGGTAAAGTCTAAAGGTGTTTATAAAATAACAATATAAAAACTTTATTATTTTAAATAATGATTTATATTGGTTAAAAAAAGTTATGGGAGATAAAAAATATATACTTGGGTTAGATATTAGTACTAAAACAATTGGGATTGCGTTATATGAAGATTTAGGTGGTTCTGGTGAATTAATCTTATTACATCATGTAACCCCAAAGGTTAAGACAATTCGTAATAATAAAATGGAAGAGTTATTTTTAAAGGGTGATATTTTTGAAAATGATTTTTTAAAAAATTACACTCATTTAAATATCCATAGAGTTATTATTGAAGAGCCACTATTAAGGTCTAACAATGTTAATACAGTTGCTACCCTACTTAAATTTAATGGGATAGTTTCTAGAGCAATTTATAAGATGTTAGGTGTTGTACCAGATTATATTTCATCATATGATGCTAGAAAGTTTGGGTTTCCAGAATTGATGGCAATTAGGGAATATGATAAAAAAGGTGTTAGATATACTGATAAGAAAATATCTACTCAAAACCCAGTTTTATTCGGGGGTTTCAAATGGGATATTGATAAAAAAAGTGTTCTATGGGATAAGGTAGCTGAAATGTATCCACAAATAAGTTGGATATATAATAAGAAAAATATTCTTACAAAAGAGAATTACGATATGGCTGATGCTGTTGTTGCAACACTAGGTTATATGAGAAAAATTGACGAATGGAAATAAGAAAACCGCTTTAAGCGGTTTTTTTTTTGTATATTTGCAAAATGTCGCAATTAGTTTTAGGTATATTAGGGAATTTTTTAGGGGATGATAGAGGTCATAACCACGAATCTGGGCAAATCAAATTTGATTGCCCTTCTTGTGCTGAACTAAATGGTAGTGAAAAAAGTAGAGGTAAAGGTAACCTTGAGGTAAATATTAATAAGGGCGTTTTCAAATGTTGGTCTTGTTACGAGACGAATAACATGAGTGGTTCAATCTCTAGATTAATAAAGCGTTATGGTAGTCGTAGGGATTTTGAGGAATATACTATTATTAACCCTAATTATAATTACAATAAGGATTATGTTAGTGATGAGATAAAAGAATTGTCATTACCTGAAGGTTTCACACCATTATCGACTTGTGACCAATCTTTATTTAGATTCCACCAAGCACTATCATATTTATCAAATCGAAATATAACTGAAGATATAATTAAAAAATATAATATTGGTTTTACAACTATTGGTGATTACGCTAATAGAATTATAATACCATCCTATTGTGTTGAAGATAAATTAAATTTCTTTGTTGGTAGAGCTTTCACCAAATGGACCAAACCAAAATACCTTAACCCAACATCTAGGAAAGAATTAATAACTTTAAGTGAAAAGTTTATTAATTGGGATGCAACAATCTATTTGGTTGAAGGTGTTTTTGATGGGATAGTAATTCCTAATTCAATACCACTATTGGGTAAAGTATTACCTGAAGAATTACAATATAAATTACAAACTAAAGCCAAAGGGTTGGTTGTTGTGGTGTTAGATGGTGATGCTTATGAAGATGCTAAGGTTATTTATAAAAGATTAAATACTTTAAACCTATATAATCGCATTAGAATGATTAAACTTAAAGAAGACTATGATTTGTCATTAATTAACGAAAAGTTCGGTAGAAAGGCTATAATTAGTGTTTTAAAGACTGCTATTAAGATTCCAGAGAGT